TGCCGGCCTGAGATATGCAAACCTGAGATATGCCGACTTGAGTTATGCAAACCTGAGCGGTGCCGACCTGGACGGTGCCGACCTGGGCGGTGCCGACCTGGGCGGTGCCGACCTGGGCGGTGCCGACTTGAGTTATGCAAACCTGAGCGGTGCCGAGGGACTCCTTTCCGCCATAGATTATATGGACGCGCATTTTGAGCGCACATCGGGCGGATATATTGCCTATAAAATCTTCGCCGGAATGTATGCCGTGCCGGAAAGCTGGAAGGTTGGAAATGGCAGCGTAATCACTGAGAATGTGAACTTCAACCGTACGACCGAATGGGGCTGCGGAATCAATGTCGCGCCACTGGAATGGGAGAAAAGAAACCATGATCACGAAACCCACGACATTTGGAAAGTCCTGATCCGCTGGGAGTGGCTATGCGGTGTATGCGTCCCGTACAACACGACCGGTAATATTCGCTGCGAGCGCGTGGAGCTGGTGGAGAAGGTGTACGGGTAAATCATGGCTAAGACAGAAAGGCTCTATATCCGGCTCACGCCGGAACTCAAAGAGAAACTCCAGGCCGCCGCAGAAGCGGAGGGCCGTAGCATCTCAAACTACGTCGAGCGCCTGATAACGCAAGCGCTCAAGCGGGAGGGCTAATCGCCCTCCTTTTTTTTTTGCGCCTCGGATGGCAGTCCTTTCGGTGCCCGATTCGGGCACAAGCTGTCAGCCCGTATTGCCCACCAACTCCACATAAATCCCAACCAGGGCGCTAAGATCGTGGTATACGGGATTCCCCGTGTCCCTTGTACACTTGTACAGCACGCCGCCCTGCATGTAATACTTGCCGTTTTGCAGCGCCATGTTGCCATTGTAGGGGATGGGGTCGTATTTGGTACCGTCGTGTTGCTCACAGACTTCTTCCCACAGGCTTTCCGTTCCGGTTTCGCCCGGCGCATAGAGCGCTTGGCTGGTATGCTCCTGCCGCAGCTTCCAGAGCTTTCTGTCGCGCACGACCTTATACCCCACGGGCTTGCCGTTGGCCGCTGTGTAGGCCATATCTGCTTCCCACTCCGGGTACAGCGTTTTTACCGTCAACGCTCTTGCATCATCCAGTGTCTGTGCACCAAATTCTATGATTGTGCGGTATTTCCGCGCCTGTTGCTCTGTCATACGATACCTCCTGTAATGATACTGAGGGCATCTTCGGTTGAGAGATCGCTAAGCTGTTCCGTTGGCGCGTCACAATCTGCCCAGTTTGCAGCGTCTGCTTTTTTTACGTCGATACAGGTCACAACAGCTGTGCCGTCCGTAATTCCGAGCCCATCATCGGCCACCAGACGCACATAGTCAGACACTCTGCGGCCATCCGCATTCTGCGGTGAGAGACTAACCCCACCGCCAGTGTACAACGTGACTGTGGTCATCCCTCGATCACCTCCCCAGTGGTGCTATTTTTATAGACTACGGTCGTGTTTGCTGGCCAATAGCCCGGCACTTTATCTTTGACCAGTGCGGGGATGTCTGCCAAAGTGGCAGCGTCCACATAGAGCGTAAGCGTAACCGGGCCGGGCACCCGGAAAGTGCCTGCGTCCATCCGTACTACCGGCGTGCCGATGCTGCCCAACTCCACTGTGCGCAGCGCTGTGCAACTACCTGTAAAACAGTTGGTATTACCCAACCACATACCGGTGCACTTCGGCAATTTAACGCTTACCAGTTTAGGGCATCCATCAAACACCCATTGATTGCCAAAATTACCGGGAGCGTCCCATTCAAAATCAACCAACTCGGCTGCTCCGCGAAACATGTTGTTGCGAAACCCGGACGCTGGGGCAGTGATGGCAGTCCATACTTCGTGCGGCGTGTATGCCATGCCCTCGGTCGTGCGGTAGATCGGCGCACCGCCCCCACCATACCCATCCACCAGCGACTGCATCGCGCTGGTGAGGTCGGCATCCGTCTTTCCGGTCTTGGTGTTTGCTACGGTGATCAGACTACTGATCTTGCTCTCAATACTCATGTCGTTACCACCCCCGTGCCCACAAGTGTATCGATGTTACCAATGGCAGCTGTGATTGCAGCGGTCACATATGCTTCATTTACGCCGCTCGGCATGTCCACCGGACTCCACGCGGTGGGCACGCCGGATGCGTCCACCGCAGCAACCTTGGCAATCTGGCCGACCGTCGCGCCGGTGATGCCCATTCCCACGCCGTCCTTGCTTTCTAAGTCGAGGACGGCATCTTGTATATCATTTAAGTTTTCCGCAGATATAACTGTTTTCCCATTTACATAATTTGTCTTTTTTAGCGCCATCTGCAACCCTCCTTTATGACGTCCTGCGCCATGTGTACACGGCCAGGTACGGCGGCATATTGTTGTGGGCCTGGCCGCCGCAGTTGGACGTAGCCTTGCCCGTGTAAGCGTTGGCGGTGCCGCTGGGAGACACGATCTTTATGGCCCCGGTGCCGGTTGCGTCGCTCTGGCCCGTGTAATCGTAGCCGTGAGTGTGGTTTGCCATCTCCGCCGCCGTCAGGATGTGCTTCTCCTCGCCGCCGGTAGCCCCCGCCGCATGCGAATCACCAGCCGCCAGCAGAAACCTGTCCTTAATCTGCTCCCAGGTGCCGCCAAACAGGTCCGCTGGGGATGTGGGGTCCGTAGACTGGTAGATGCTGCCGACGGGGTGGAGATAATCCAGGAGGGACTTGCCGCCGAACAACACCGCCGCAGGACCGGGCAGCTTCAGGTGCTTGATGAGTCCGCCCACAATCAGCGTGGCCGCCTCGGTCAGATACTGGCCGATGGACAAACCGTCCACGGCCGGCGCCGTCCGGAAAAGCACCTGCGCCGATGGCAGCACCACAATCAGGCTGGCCGTGCTGCCCAGTGCGTCGGTGACGGCTATGCACACCTCATAGACGGTGTCCACCGCGGCCGGGATGACGCCGTAGGCACTGGGTGTATACTGCCCGGCGGCGTCCGGCACGGCCTGGGAGCTCCAGGTGTCCGCCCCCTGGGCTCGGTAGCGGATGACATAGGCGGCCGTGTTCTCGTCGTTCAGCGGCGCCACCGCGCCCACAAAGGACACCTTGGCATGATCTCCGGCGGGGTTGTCCGTGCCGTCTGCATCGCAGCGGGCGGCGCTGATGGAGCGTACACCGGGCGCGGCGTAGGGCAGCACGGTGATGGTCCCTCGCAGGACGGTGGACAGCCCCCGGGAGTCTGTAACAGTGACGGCATAGGCCACCGTGCCGGACTCCGGCAGCGCGCCAGTAGTGGCTGTAGCCCCGGTGGCCGTCAGGCCGGAGATGGCCAGGGTATAGCCCTTGACCGTCGCCCCGTATTTCCCACTGGCCGTCGTGACGGCCTTTAGGCGGCTCTTGGTCTGCACGTACGCTCCATAGGTATCTGCATATCCCCCATCGTCCGAAAGCGCCACAGAGGCCGCAGGGGCCGCGCTGGCAGGCACGGATGCCGCAAAGCTATAAGACTGGCTGCCCAAGGCCGTATCACCGCTGTATGTGGTAATGGTCAGCGTGCCCACACCGCTGGCGGCGTTGGGGATGTCGCTGGCCAGTTCCAGGGGCGGCGTCCAGGTAATGGACGTCGCGCCCGTCTCTGCTGACACCACGCCGGAGTGGGTGCCCCAGGCGTATGTGATCCGGTGCGTGTAGCTGCTGTCTGCCTTGGTGACGGTCAGTGTGGCAGGGCTGCCCAGCGTTATAGACGGGACCGCCAAAGAGGATGCCCGGGGGATGGTAGGCAGCGTGACCTTGCCGGATACAGACAGAGACGCTGGCGTCCATTGAGAGGTAAAGCCGCTGTGCCACTCAGCGGACAGTGTTACCGTGGCCTCGCCCTTGGCATCGTGGTCCACGGTGATGGTCTTGGTGCCCAGATCGTACCAGCCCTTGGCGGTGTAGCTGTAGGGATGGTACACCTTGCTTCCCTGTAGGACGTAATAGCAGCTGTTGGCCGCCTGGTTATAGCTCTCGCCGGTGCCGTCGTAGATCTGCAGTGACAGGGCGATGGTGCTGCGGTTGTTGCTGCGGGATTGCTGGATGGTATACCCCAGCCGTAGCCGCCAGCCGTATGTGGATTGTGCGCCGTACAGCTCACCCATTGGCATTCACTCCCTTCGCACCCACCACGGACCCATCCGGGGCAACCCGGACCACCAGGTTGCCCAGGTACAGGCACCCGGCGGTGGGGTCGTCCGGATCCATGGGCCGTATATACAGCGACGGCGTGTATACGCCCCGCTGATTGATGGACAGCAGCGCCAGTGTCTCCCGGAGGATGTTTAGCCCCTGATTGTTGATTTGCACCTTCACGGGGTCGCCCTCGCTGCCCAGGAGCATGCCCATGGCCGCCGTGAAGCTCATGTACTGGTTCATGGTGCGGACGGTCTGGCGGATATCGCCGGTGGCGTCCTCCACCTGCTCGGTGATTTCCTCGGATACCTCCATGCGGATCTGATCCGGCAGAATGGCCAGAGTGGCATCCATGACCCGCTTGTAGCTCTCAAAATCCCCGATCTCCACATACTGTTCCAGCGCCTCCAGGAGGATCTGCCGGTCCGACTGTGAGATCTGCGTCATGCGTTCGGTGAGGATCTGCTGCACGGTGTTGATCCGCTCCTCAGTCTCCTGCCGTACCTCCTCCATGCCCTGGGATACGCGGTTGCGCTCGTCCTCCACGTCGCCGGTAAAGGTACGCCGCGTCCGGCCCATGGTGACGGTGGTCTGCGCCGGGTCCAAGAGATCAATGTGCATTTGCAGCAGAGGCATGGCCGCCCGGATGCCGTGGGGCGTGGTGGCCAGCATGGTATACCGGCCTACTCGCCAGGCGGCCACAGCGGCGTCTGCAACGTGGAGATCAATGGCCTTGCAGGTAATGGACTCCTCCAGCGCCCAACCGGAGGTAGCCAGCCGGGCCGCTGCGTAAGACTGGAGATTCTCGGCCACAGTGACGTCCTGCCAGTCCGTAGGTCCGGGACAGATCCAGCCGTACTTTGCCACACCGGCCCGGGACCAGACATACGGGCCCTCCTTGACCAGGTCGTCCGTAATGTCGCCGTCCGGCAGCTCTGTGATAGTCAGGCCGTCATGGCCCACCGGCAGGATAGCCGTGTAGATATCGGCCCCGGCCAGCTGGCGCTCCAGGTCCAGGAGGTTCTCGCCGAAGGTGACGGCCTGGGCGTTGGTAAGCGGCAGATCTGCGTAGTAGTCCAGGTAGTTGCCGTCGGCCTCGTACCGAATCAGCAGATACCCGCCCAGGGACGATCCGGAAAGCCTGGAGGTCAGGGCATCCATGGTGGTAAGATACTTGGTGGAACTGCGGGTAATGTAGTTGTTGGCGTCCGTCACCGTACACACGCCGGGCTTGATCTGCTGCTCGGCCGAGGCCTTGGCATTGTGCTGCGTCATGAGCCAGCGGAACAGGTAACCCACCACGTTGCCGCTGTTGGCGGCCGCCTGGTAATCAGGGTCCTCGGCGAAATCGTCCGGAAACACGAACGGGGGCACCGTGGTATCGTTCAGGGTGGCCATAATGCCCTCTGCCGATACCTTCAGGCTGTTGGCGAAGTCGCACACCTGGGATGTGATGCGTCCCCGCCACACCACATAGCGGCCCTGCAACAGCTCCAGACCGGGCCGCATATAGGGCAGCTTGTCCCGGTACGGGTGATCCGGCGGCAGAGAGAACTCCATGGAGCCCGCCTTGCCGGCGGTAAGGTCCACCGACGCCGCCGAGGCGCACAGCCGGTCCACCTCGTTGGCGCCGCGCGGATCGTACAGGATGTAATCCCCGTAACGCAGCTGATAGCCAGCAAAGTCCTGCGCAGTCTCCTGGGGGTCCGTGCCACAGACGGCAAGCCCGGCAACAGCCTTGCCGCATACCGCGCCAGTGTAGCTCATAGCGATGCCTCCTGATAGGTGACGGACACCGTGGTTCCGGCTGCGGCCGTGACGGCAAGGGTATTGCCGCCGGCTGCCAGGCAGATATCCAGGATACGATGGCTGCCGGCTGCCACCGCGATGTCCTTGCCGCCGAAGGTCAGCGTTGCAGCCGCCGACACCTCCACGGTGGGCACCACCGACCGGCACTCATTGGTCAGAGTCAGGGACAGCGTGCCCGATTCGGGCACGGTCCCCGTGACCGTGGTTTTTGCGTTCTTGTATTTCCACGGGTCGCAGCTGACTGTGACCGGGATGGTCTGCATCATTTTGACAAGCTCCACCCGCCCAACGGAGCATCGCCCACTGTAATAATGGGCGGTGTCCTCGGGGAAGGTCACTTTCACGCGCTTGCCGTGGACTTTGTTGCAGAAGTCAGAAATCGTGGCAGGCCATTTCTTGCCGCTCACCGTGTCCACGCCGGTGAGCTTCAGTACAATGGTGCGGTTTTTGTAGGTCACTTCGCCGGTCAACACCTCGGAAGCGTCCAGCAGACCGTCCCGGCCCGGAACATCAATCATATTCGTGCGGACTTCCGGCAAAGAAATGGACTTGCTCGCAAGAAGCAGGCCGTATTCTGTGTAAGTGTCTTTTCCGTCAAAAAATACTTTTCCTATCATACAGCCCTTGCCTTCCTTGCATTGATTTTGGCCAGTTCTTCATCCATGCCTGGGGCAAGCAAACCGATAACCTGGCCACTGTCCATGATGACTTTCATATTTGCCAACATAGGCAAATACTGTTCCAGCAGCATTACAATTCTGCCGGAATCGCCACCCCCGCTTGTGCTTGCCGCTCCGTAAGAGCCACTTGTATAGTTTCTGCTGATGTTTGCATCTGCTGTAATGGTTCCAGCGTCAAAATTCATGCTGCCTTCAATGTCATTTTTCACAGCCGCGAATTCATCGCTAAAGCCTTCGCCCAGACCTTCGGCCATGAAACCGCCGATTCCGGCAAAGACCTTGGAAGGGGAGTGGATGCCCAAAATGCGCTTCACGCCGCCGACAAGGCTATTCACCTTTTCGTTGAACCAATCCTTGATATTGTCCCACATTCCGGCGATACCGTCTTTCAGCCCCTGAACGATGTTTCTACCGATGCCGCCCCAGTCGTAGTTTCTGATTGTGTCGGCAATAGCAGCGATAACGCGCGGGACGGCTGCAATCAATTCCGGGATTGCCCCGATAATGCCGGTAATCAGCGATACAATGATCTGCGGCGCTGCAAGGATGATCTTGTCAAGGTTGTTCACGATGCCGTTGACGAACGCAATAATCAGCGTAGGGACTGCCGCGACCAGCTCCGGGATGCACTTGATAATTCCGTCAATCAGCGCAAACAGAAGATCAATGCCCATCTGGATAATGTTCGGCAGCTCTACAATGATTGCGGCGAGCAAGTTGCCAATAATCATAGGTACTGCCGCGATAAGCTGCGGAATCGCGTCAATCAGGCCCTGCGCAAGCGTCATAATCAGCAAGATTGCCGTTTCAATGAGTTGCGTCAAAAAGTCCGGGCTTGTCAGCATCTGCACAATCGTCAAGGTCACTTGCACAATGCCGTCAATAAGCGTGGGCAGGTTTTCTATCAGGCCATTCGCAAGGAAGAAAAGAATGTCGATTGCTGCTTGCGTAATTGCAGGTAGGCTATCAATGATACCCTGTCCCAATGCGCCGACAAGCGCAACCGCCGCCTGCAAAAGCGCAGGCAGGTTGTCTGTGATGGTTGTTATGACCATCGGGATAATAGTGGTAGATGCAGATGTAACAAGCTGTGAAATGCCGCCCAACATGACACTAACGCGCGGAATAATATTTCCAGCCGCCGTCTCCACGCTGCTGACAAAATTGCCAATCAGCGTATCAAGGTCTGCGTTGTCGGCTGCAATGCCGGTTATCAGGTTGCTCCATGCGGACTTTGCCGCGCTGACGCTGCCCTGAATAGTAGACGCAGCCTCTTTTGCCGTTGTCCCGGTAATGCCCATTTCCGTCTGCACCACATGGATGGCGTCTACGATGTCGGAGTAAGATGAAATATCAAACTTCTGCCCAGACAGCTTCTCCGCGTCCGCAAGCAGACGCTCCATTTCCTCTTTGGTGCCGCCATACCCGAGTTTTAGGTTGTCCAGCATGGTGTAGTTCTGCTTTGCAAAACCCTGATAGGCGTTCTGTATCATCTCCATGCCGGTGCCCATCTTATTGGCGTTGTCTGCCATGTCGGTGATGGCCTGGTCCGCCTTTTGAGCTGCTTTTTCTGTATCTCCGCCAAGGCTCTGGAGCAGGGAGGCCGAAAAGCTGGTCACCGTGTCCATATATTCGTTGGCGCTCATGCCAGCGGTCTTGTATGCGTTTGCGGCGTACTCCTGCACCTTGTCCGATGCAGTCTTAAAGAGGGTATCGACGCCACCCACTAATTGCTCATACTCGGCATATTGGTCAATGGACGCCTTTGTCAGCGCCGCCATGCCAGTAGCCGCAGCTGTCAAAGCCGCAGCTCCCACCTTTGCCGCAGTAGCAAGGCCGCTTTTCAACTTGTCGGCAAAGCCGGACGCTTTGCCGGAAGCATTGTCCAGCCCATTTTCGTATCCGCTGGTGTCCAGCGTAATTTTTGCATACAAGTCAAACACGTTTATCGTCCTCACCTCCGACCTTTGCGATTTTTTCTTTCATTCGGTCAACGATTTGTTCCGGCGTCCTGGTTTCCTCCGGATTCGGCTCTATGAGGTCAGCATACCGCGCCTTGATATAGCCGCCCCCCACGTACCGCGCCGTGTTTTCCGCGATTGCTTTGAGCGCGTCTGTCACATAGACCCGGTATGCCTTGTCCACGCTGTCCTGTTTGGCGCGGGCAAGGGCATACCGCAGGAACGCCTTTACGCTACGGGGGCCTTGGTATTCTCCTGCGCAGAGCCAGAGGGTTTTTCTGTGCTCTGCGCTGAGATAAAAAGTTCCGTGAACGCTTCGTCTGTCATCAGGTCAATAAAATCCTTGGTCAGTTTTACCAGACTCAGAGCGCCCGTGTAAGCCTCCGGGCTTGTTCCCTCAATGGAGGACAGGATGGAGATTACATCGCCCTTATGACCGCGCAGAAGGGCGGGAACGGCCTTTTTTGCCTTCTGTAAAAGGAACTTCTTGGCTGTCATGCCATCCGGCAGTTGTTCCCGCTTAAACAGGGCGGCGGCGTTCTCGTCCTCCGCAATGTTGCAGATTGGCTCGATCAGATCTGCGATTACTTCCAGGGTGCGATCACCTTTTACGTCAGATAGTTTCATCAGCCGCCCACCTCCGCAGGAGCCGCGCTGTAAAACTCCATGGGCATCTCGTCCTGAGCGGACATGGACACATGGCCGGTCAGCTCCACGCTCACCTGGCCCTTGCCGTTTTTGGTGGTCTGGAGAGTAAAGCCGCCGGTGGACAGGGCGTTTTTCAGGCAGATAGCCACCATTCCGCCGTCGGCCCGGTCGCCAACCCACCACAGGTCTGCAAAGTCGGTCTGCTTCAGGTCTCGCCGGGGGGTGATTTTGCTCCTGTCGGTAGTGTCAATGTCTGCCGCGCCCAGGGCCAGCCGGATGGACTCCGTGGATGTTCCAATGGAGGTAAAGGCCATCTTGCAATCCCAACCGTCCAGATGCTTCAGTTCCATCATATTCACAGGGCAGTTGTCCACGTCCTCTCCCATGTCGGAGTAAGTAGGGACGCAAGACACATTGATGCCGCCGGTTGTGGCACACACAATGTCCTCGTCCTTCGGTGCGGTGGGAGTAGCCGGGGTAAAGTTTTTCAGGATGACACCCGCGTCGAGCTGCAATTCCTCAAAGGTGCTCTGCGGGATCGCGGTAAATTTGCCCATATTGGGTCTCCTTTCAGCTGAATGTCAGGTATTCAGCGGTAATGTTGATGTACCGGCGCTTAATGGCCGGGTCTTCCTCATAGGTTAGGCTTTGGCACCAGGGGGAACCGCGCTTGAGCCAGATATAGCCCTCGTCGCAGGGCAGATACACGCCACCGTAGCCGATGCGCTTGGACAACTCCTGGGCCTTCTCGTCTGGGACAGCTTCGCTCTCCGTGCGGAACCACAGATTGACCGTCAGGCCGACCTCCCCGGCATCAAAAGCGCTGTCGATATACTCATAGGTGCCATAAGGCATGACCACATCGTCTGGCACGCTGGACGCTCGGTAGAAGGGCATGAACTCGTTGAACCAGGCGTAGAGGGCTTTGTTTTTGGTCATGTGGTCAACGCCCACCTTTCCGCCGTAAAGTATTTTAGCTGCATCGTGGAGGACTTGGGGGCCTGCTTGTTCTCCGGATTTGAGGTCACGCGGTAGGTTTCGCCGGTGGTCTTGTCTTTGAACACGTCGTTGTACTCGATGGGCACGGCCTTGTCTACCAGGACGGAATACAGGCTGGTCACGCCTTCTTTTTCCGCTCTGCGGGCCTCCATGGAGGTATCCAGTGCCTGGTAGTTGGTGAACTCAGCGCCCTCCACCCACTCTACAAAGTGACCGCCCGCACCGTCCGATACCCGGCGTTTTTCCATGAATACACAGGTGCGGGAAAAATCATCTAAAAGGCTCATCAGATCCCCCTAATTCTCCGCCAGTCGTTCAGGCGGCTCTTGAATACATCCTGCCAGCCGACGGCCATGCCGCTGGCGTTGGTGGCTTTGCTGTAGGAGTAGCCGCCAAATGATTCTGAGGTAAACGGCCCTGGATCCCCGTTCTTCGTCTGCCATGCGTCGATTTCTTCGGCCAATTCAATCACCGCCTTCGGAACAGCCAGCGCCCACACGGAGCCGGTAAACGTCTCGTCGGTCAGGTCTGCCACCGGGTACTGGTGGAGCCCGTCATTGAATACGGAACCCACCACCCGGAAATACTGGCCGGTTTGCAGAAAGGGCAGCGTGAGCTGCCCGCCCTGCACAGTGAACTCCCCGGCGTGGACGCCGTCCGGAACTAAAAACCAGTTGTGCAAATTCTGCAAAACCGTTTCAAGCATCACGCTGTCCTCCTTTTACGCCGATTTGGTTACGGTCACGGTATATACTTTCTCCGCCGTGCCGTTTTTCACGTTCACAGTCAAAGTGTTGGCTCCGGTCGCCCAGGTGGCCGCAGTGCCATTTTCAACAGGAGCCTCTCCGTTGAGGATGGTCACTGTGGCGCTTGCGTCCTCCGGGGTCGCGGTTACCGTGTTGGTCGCGTTTGTCGTTGTGGCTGTATACTCCGTCGTGTCTGGGTCAAACGCCGGAGTCAGTGTCAGCGCGCCAATCGTCAGCCCCGAGAGGCGCGCGCTTAAGGGGCCGGGGTGACCGTGATTTTGGCGATGCCGTCCAAGTACTCAGCCCACAGCTTCATGCCCATGATAGCGTAACTCTCGCCCACGGCGGTGCTGTAATTACCCTGGACGTGGAAACCGATCAGGTTTGTCTCGCCCTGCACGGTGTAATTCAGGCCCAGTCTGGCAAACTCGCTGTCGCCGGGGTCTGCATAGTACAGGTCGATGTTCTCCACAGGCGTTGCGATCACAGTGTTGCGAGCAATAGCGTTATTGCCGGAAACGGTGGTGGGCAACAGGAACAGCGTGGAGTACCCCATGAAGTCCTTGACATAGTTCAGGCCGAACTGGGTCTGGACGGAAATATCCGCAGCACCCAGATAGTCGTATGCGTCCAGGATGTTAGCAAATCCCACAACGGAGGTAACGTCTTTTGCCATACCAGCAAACTTGTTCAGCACTTCGCCCTGAGCCTTTGCAAGTGCCGCCTGCCAGGTTGCGGCGGTTCCGGTGAGAGAACCGGTGTTCAGGAAAGTATAGAAATTGCCAAGGACCACATTCTGGAGCTTGGTCAGAAAAGCGTCGTCGCTCTTCTCCACCGCGATCTCTGCACCATACTTGTCAACGTCCTCGATAGGAACAGCCTTTGCATACTTCTTGATGGACAGGTCGTCCTTGGTCGCTTGGGTAATCGTCGCCTTGCTGTAAGGGATCACCTCGCCAGCGCCGACGTCGCCGTCCTCCAGGGCCACATCAGCGGTGTAAGAAATCAGGCTTGTGCCGGGGGCCTTGCGGATGGGGCGCATAATGCCCATAATGTTGCGCAGCGCATCCCAGTTGTCATTGAAACGGGTGACGAAATCCACCTCTCGGGCGGTCACGCTGGTATAGGTATTGGGCAGGGAATCGCGGGGGTTGGTCAGGCTCTCAATTTTCGTAGCAGCCATGTAATTCATCCTTTCTTGTTAAGTAATTTGGTTTTCCATGAGCGCCTTCTGCCGCTCGGACGCAGACAGCACATACCGGCCGTTATTGTCTTTTTTGTATATATCCGCCTTTGTCATCGTGCCGGTGCTTCCGCCAGCCGGAGGGTTTGCGGTATTGGCGCCTTTTGTGGTGGTAGTGGAGACCAGCTTTGAAAACGCCCCGCTCACAAGCGCATCCAGAGCGGCGGTGTCCTTGATTTTGTCGCCGTCCAACTCCACGCCGTCGATCTCCGCGCCGCTGCCCCGCAGGGCAATAGCCAGATTATCGCCGGTGATGTTCTTGCTCTCGTAGTAGGCTTTCACCGCCTTTTCCTTGGCAGCCTTGGTTTCCTTTGCGGTGATGTCCGCCTTGAAGTCGTCAAAGGCCTTGTGCTCCTTCTCGTACTTCTCCTTGTAACCGCCGTCCCCGGCGGCTTTCAGGTCGTCCAATTCCTTCTGGACTGTGGGCAACTTCTCCGCGTCCGCCTTGTAGCGGCTCACATCCGCCTTCAAGCCGTCCACGGTGTCGGTATGCGCTTCGATGATGGTGTCCACCTGTTCGTCGGTGAGACCCATCCCCTTCAAAAGTTTGCGTGTAAGTGCCATTGTTCTATCTTCCTTTCCTTCGTCCGCAGTTCGTCGCGGCGATAGATTGTATAAAAACCGCTGTACCTCGCGGGTTTTATCGAAAACGAAAGAGCCAACCGCCGAGAAAATCTCAGTAGTTGGCTCCTATTGCCCTTTCCCGTGCCCTATTGCGCGGGAGTGCTGTATTTGATTGTTTTCTTAACCTCTAAGACGATGTACCCATTGCCTTTTCGCCGCACCTCTGCGTCGTTTCCGCGCTTTGTGATGGCTTCGATGGCCTTGATAATGCCTTCATCCATTTTTCAATTCATCCTCGATTATGTTCCGATATGTCTGTTGGTGGTCGGCCACCGCTGGCTTCAAGAACGGCTGTGCCGGGTTGCCAGCCGTCCAGTGCCAGTGACCTTCATCGTCCTGATACACCCACGGCGTCGGCCGTCCGCCCTCCGCGTATTTGCCGGTACCTAATTCCACATACGCGGCATATTCATTGTTTGTCCCGATGATCGCTGCCGGTTCCTGCTCGTCTACCGTATGGGTAATGCTGTTGCGCAGATTACCGGTGTCCACGGGGCAGAGCTTTTTCGCATAGCCCTCTGCAACCAGCCCGCACTTTTCCAGCGCCCTGGCAGCGGCCTCATGCATGGCAGCGAGGACTTCTTTGGAGTTGTCTGTGAAATCAACTTTCATAGTTTTTCCAGTTCGCTTTCAGCGCAGTCGAATAGTTCATTGTCACCGTCTCGTTCAACAAGATAAAACGTGCCGTTGGTCTCCCGGATATCAACAACAATACCGACATCGCCTGTCTTAATGATTTTTACACGGTCATATTCGTTAATCATGCGAATTCTCCTTGTTTTTTCTGAATCCGGTTACGATCCTCGGTTTGCTATCCGGTGTATCTTGAATCCATCCCGTTAAAAAAGTGCGCTGTTTTGTAACTCCAAGTGTCATGTAGATATTAAACATTATCGCACCGCCATTTAACTCCTGCACATCAACAGCCTTGCTCATATCAAACTGCCGTGCCATATCATAACGCAGCTGCAATGGGTTATCCGCTGTATAGCCAACATCAAAAAATTGATCCGCGTGTTTTGCGCCATCTTTCAGGAAATACCCGGTGTATTTTTTAGGCGTTGTCACACATTCGGCGTTATTCACAAAAACGGTTTGCCGTTTCATGGTTTTCAGTTGGGCCCACTTATCAGGTTCATTATACTTCAAATTCTGGAACTTCTCAACCGTGTTTGGAACTTTGTTTCCCAGAACCGATTTGTATTCCTGCCACTGTTTTGTATCAGTGGAAAGGTTACGGCCCTTCTTCATGTATGTATTCCAGGCCGCAGCGTCTTCCGCTTGCTTCTGCTCCGCCCACTCGGAATAGGTCATGTCAGAAATAACCTCTGTTTCGCCTGTAACGGGGTTTTTGGCGCGTCTTTGCCCTGTGGAGGTATCTACCCCATCCACATCCGCAACAAGCGTGCAGCGGCAGTTGTAGATCTCCCACGCTGGCCCCTGCGGATCGCCCGGAAAGCGGCAGCCGTTGGAGAATTTCTTATCTTGATCTACCTTTTCGCCGTCCAGCATGGCGTGTGAATGCCGCGTCCGGTTGTCCAGCGTCGCCAGCCATTGCTTTTTAAGCTTGATGCCCATCTTTTCCGCCGCCGCGTAGCTGTCCATGCGTCCGGCGTTCTGTGCGCCAGTGACCGCCGTTCGCGCCGTCCGAATCGCGCTGCTTCTGCCCATTGTAATAATGCGCCGCTGCAAATCGTCTGCCATACCCTTAATGCTTTTCCCCTGCAAGATGGAGCTGGTGACGCTGGCCGTGATTTGCTTTTTCCCATACGCAAGGTCAATGCCGCGTTTCAATGCTCTATCTTTTGGGTAATACGGCATCAGCCCCGGCTGCTCCACAATCAGGCGCTTCACCGTCTGCTCGTCCCACAGGTCAAAGCCAACATTCCCAGCCACGCTCTCGATTGTGTACGCCGCGAAATTGCGGTTCAGGGAGTAAATACCGGGCGTTGCATCGTTGGTGTAGGACGCCGCCACGGCGTTCGCGTCGGTGACACGGTGTGCCACTTTATCCCGCATGGCCTGATAGCGTTCTCCGCGCCCGATCTGATTGAGCCGCCATTGTTTATAGTCGGCCTCTGTCCATTCCTTTCCGTTCTGCACCGTGCCGATCAGCGCTTTCATTTCCTCATCGCGCTTTTTGAATTGCTCAAAGTAAGCGTCGATGGTAGCTTGCAGTTCTTCCCCCGCCTCGCGGTATAGCGTTGCAATACGACGTTCCAGCTTCGCAAGCTCCTTGTCGGTCAGCTTGTGTCCGAGGTCACTGTTTGGCATTTCTGCCTCCGTTTCACAATATCGTCATAGTGCGGTTTTACGCGGATCACATTCCAATCGCATTCTTCCGGCACTTTCCCGTAGAATATCACCCATTCCGGTGAAAGCCGTTTCATCATTTCCTCGTAGCCGCGCAGAAACAGCCTCTTGCTTTCCTTGTTTTGCTGTGTCCCTACTGAGCTGACAGCCACAACACCGCCAACCGGCTCGCCATCAAAGCACCAATCATAGCTCCACTCGTCGCTCCATGAGATCGTGGGATAAACCGTCATGCCGTGCATTTGCCAATACGCCGCCAACCAATGCTTGCGGTAATGGTTGTATATCTGCATCGCCAGCGGCATATCCGTGTATATGGAGAAGTCCGGCGCGCACACCGCCGCAAACTGCGACAGTTGCGGAATGCGCTTGTCAGGTGTGTTCCAATACCGAATGAATTGATAATCGTCCACGAAGAAATGCACGATCTTGCTTTTCGTGTCTTTCGCAGTGTAATGGTAATTCACGGGGATAAACTCGCCATGCGGATACGCCTTTACCGGCTCGATCTGTGGGATTTCATACTTGCCAACGCCGGGGAATGTAAACTTGTCGAGATTTTCAAAGTTAATCATTCCTTAACCCATCCACCGTTCCGGAATTTATATCCCCGCTTTTTAAGGGCCTCTTTGACGGCATAGGTTTGCCCGGTAAATGATGTGATTTTTTCAAAATTGATGTTATGTGGAGTGTCGTTTACAAAGCCGTGATCAAGTGTATAAGTCACATAATTCGTCTTGTTTGTTTTTGCGGTCTTATTGTAGCTATCGGCTTTGGCGTATTGCAATTCTACCTTCCCGTCTCCAAGTGAAACGGCTTGTAGCACCGTATCATCGTACCGCCCGCGCGTAAATCCACGTCCTTCGATGTATCTGGTTTCAACCTTTAAGGGCTTTTCGCGCCCAAACATCCCACCCGCGCTGGACGACTTGGCGCTTCCGCCACCGGCTCCGCCTCTACCTCCCATCACTCTACCTCCGTTCCAAATGCCCCGTTTTCATTCGCAAAACTCCGGTCAATCTCTTCTGCAGCCTTCCGCTTCGCCATGTCCTTGTACTGGTCAATGTCGCCGTTGATGGTCAGCAGCTTCTTTGTGATGTACTCATCATCGTAGTATTCCGCTCCCATCAGAACGGTCTGGGTCTCCTCGCTCTTGTTCACAATTTGGCTGCGGGTATAGCTGGGCGTATCGTCTGCCCCAGCCAGCGTCAATAGGCCTTGGATAAAGTCGGTCACATCGCTCTCGAAGTCGTCCACTTTTAGATCCAGCGGCACATAGCTGGCCTTGATGGCCGTGGCCGTCTGATTTCCCGCGCTCACGGCGGCGCTGTCAAACGCCTGGAAATCCTCGTACAGCTTGCGCTTGAGCATGTCAATAGTTGCGTTGGTGCCCTCAAAGGGGGCCTCGATGGTGTGCGGTTCCGCGTTCACCTCGTCGTCGGTGTGGGCCACGTGAAGGGTCTTGATGCGCTCCAAAAACTTCACGTCGTCCAAGTCATTCATGCCGCCCGCGTTGGTAAGCACCCAATAGATGAGATTGCCCTCGTCCACGTTGTTGACCATGTTGGAACAGGCCAGATCCAGCGCGTCCACAGTGTTCCGCCGCCCCCGCAGCTCCGACCGGCAGTTTTTGCCGTTTTTCAGAGGCACGATGGGAAATCCAGGATAATTGTCACCGTCCAGAATGGTCTCCGCGCCCAGGCCGTCCGTGCGGACATTGACCTTGTACCGTTGTTTGTCCGTCAGCACGGTCATGTTCTCCCCGCTGCGCTGGATGTACTCGGTGTATCCGTCCAGCTCGTACAGCGTGGCACGAAGCGGCTTATCGTCTGCCACTTGCCAGAACCGCACACCGGCCATCAAGGCACCGTTTTCCTCGTCGTAAAGGGGCGCAAACTCGGTCAGCTCGAACACCTGAACCCGGTCCAGGTTGAAGAACCCGAACGCCACGCCGCATACCAGGGCGCTCTTGCCTGCGTCCTTGACCCGCTGGTCAAAGTCAGCGCCCAGTCTGGCCTTTGTCTCCCTCTTCTGAAAGGTCACGCCGTTGCCCAGCAGATAGTTTGCCTCCTGCCGCACGACAAATCCAAAGAAACTTGACATGAGTTTGTGGTTTGCCGTGTACATGTCCCGGTGGGCGCGTCCCTGAAGGTCATAGATGATCTTCTCATACCGGCTGATGGTGGGATTCTCGCCGTCGTAATATCGCTGTGCGTCTACCGCGAACCGGTAAGCCGCAGAGCCTTTGTGCTCATTGATGACCCGCCGGATAAAATCCATTCGGTCCTGTTCGTTCTCGCCCACGGCGAGCAAGTCCTGATATGTCAGCAAGCTATCACCTCTCCCACAGGGGGATGTATTTCTCCCCGTTATCATCCCGCACTTTCCGGCGCAATACTGTCATTGCAAAGTAACGTGTATCATCCATCGCGTGGTCGTTCTCCTTAATTGGCCTGTCCTCTGTGGATTTTTCGTCCCAGCGGTAGAGGCCGAATTCCCGAATGGCGTCTTTACACGACCTGTGTATCTTCAGCGCACCGCTGCGCAGATACCTCGCCGTGGTGGCGATGCCCGGCAGCACGTCATTGACCGCCTTGCGCACCTTGAACTTCCCGTGCCGCTTGATAACCTCGATGAAGGACGCCGCCGACGGGTCCACGATGACGCTTATCACCGGCAGCTCTCCCACCAGATTCTCCAACTCCGTATAATATTCCTCGTCAGTCTTGTTTCTGTGTTCTTCCCGCCCGGAGTAGTAATACTCCCGGATGCGGGTGGCCGTCTTGCCGTCCCAGCACCACAAACCAGCAGAAAATGGGTTCAGCGTGCCGTAGTCGCAGGAAATGTAATATTCCCCGCTCTCCGGCACATCGTCCACGATGTTTTCCTCGCCAAAGTCGTATACCAGCCCCTCGGCCAGCACCCACAAGCCGCGAATGTATCGGTCGTAGAACACGCCGCTATACATGGCCTTTGTCCTCTCGATCATCTGCGGTGTGAGAATTGGGTTATCTTCCAGCAGGAAGTGAATGTGCTGCGTATTCTCCCGTTCGTTTTCAATCCACTCTTTGTAAAACCAATGCTGCGGTGATTCGGGGTTGCAGTTAAAAAAATACTTCGGATGCTCAAACGAAATCGCACGGGAAAGCGCTTGCTCCACAAACGAACGCGGCATAAGTGCCACTTCATCGAATAGCACCCCGGCAAGCGTGATGCCTTGTATGAGCATATACGAGCTTTCATCCTTACCGCCGAATAGATAAAACCAATTTGTTCTATCCCCACACCGAACGGTTAAAATTCTCGTGGAAACCTTGTAATGCATGGACAGTGCAACACCCAGCCCGTCAATTTCCATCAACGGTTTTAAGATATTTCGCTCTGCCGCCTGCACCGTCTTCCCGCAAATAGCGAAATTCGTGCGGTCGTAGTTCTGCATCGCCCACAGCACAAACGCCATCGACATGACCGTCGTTTTCCCGGAACGGACGGAGCCGTCACAAATCAGCGCCATATCATCGGAGCTGATAAACTCCATTATTTTGCGCTGCTTTGCGGATAGCGTTTTAATTTGCATTGTTCTCGCCCTTTAACGCAGTAAGCAAAGCTGCCAACGCCGCAGGGTCGCCGCTCTTTTTGTTCTCGGAATTCCAACCGAAATTGCAGCCAAGCGAGAATTTCGCGCCGTTCGCACCGTCTTTGTCGTAGAGCCGAGATTCGGCATATTCTTCGCATCTGGACTTTGCGCGCGTAACCGTGTCCGCAAACTCTGGCCTTGCTTGATAATCCAGCAGTGCTTGTCTTCCTGTGAATCCAAGCGCCAATGCAAGCCCTGTGATTGTCGGGGGCTTTGCGTTGATGATGATCGGCATGCCGTACTTATCGCGCTCGGCACGGCCGTCATCTCCGATAAACGGTTCACCTTCGCACTCTTTGAAATAAGCGTCAATGGCTTCTTGCATTGCCTTTACGCTTTTCCATTTTCTTGGCGCTCCGCCAGCCATACGCTCACTTCCAATCCAAATAATTTGTTTTTATTTCCCTGTATCTTTAACACCGTAGCAATACTCATACCACATCAACGGCGTTTCTTTTTGCTGTTCTGCGTAGAGTGTGTCAAACATCTTCGCAATATCTTCAATAGCGTCGCCATACTCTTTGTGCAAATGTGTTTTGAATTTCGTAATGAGCCGCATATTGATTTTCATGATCCTATCTATTTCGTCGGCGGAATACGTTATCTTGTTGATAATGTCCTTGTGGTCGTCGTTCATTCTCCGTCTCCCTCTTGCATCTCTCGATCTACGGACACCAGGCTCTGGAAGCAATGAAAGTCGTCACAATACCCACAGGTGGCGGCAATGTCCTGATGCTCTTTGTCCTTGTGGAGTTTGCAGCCAACAGGCCCAGTAGTTACACGCTTACCGTCAACTACTACTGTACCGTGTTTGACGTGGGTGCAGAAGTCACAGCATGGTGTGCAGTCTTTACCGCAGAGAATCATTTGCCGTCCTCCAAAATCCCGCTGATTGTGTCAGCATTCGCCTTGATGATATCCATCACGATGTCGGACTGGATATTGTGCGCAAAAACGGCCTTGTCCGCCGCGTCTGCATTATAATAGCCGGTGAACACCGTGCCGTCTGCTTTTGTCGCTGCAAAGCAAATACAGCAAGGGTCAATCCCTGCGATAGTTGCTATGCTTTCTTCAAGCCATTTGGCGTATGGCTGCTTTGTAATATCGTCCACGCCATCCTCCTGTTTTGTCTCCAGCCCCCACCCCTTGGCTACAGTAACAGTCTTTCCCCGCCCATGCGGGCCTCTTGGGCCTCTCAAACATGGGCTACACAGTTATTTCGGCGCCACACCGCGCCGCGCCTTTTCATCAGCCGCACACTGTTTTTGCGGATTAACTGTCCGCCGCTGTGGCCACAGCTTGTGTGTACTTAACTTCTCGCGCTTCCTCGCCCGCTTGTGTGGTTGGTGCGGCACTGCAGCCCTGCCCTGCTTTAGCACTTCGCCGGAACGCCGGCGTCGCTTGCTGAGGTCTCCCATTACGGGGCACCTATACCGCATATTGGTCGTCTTGCCGCATAGCCCCGATCAAGGCGGAGCCAAAGCCCCGCCCATCGGGAAATTAGGAGGAAAGAAATGAATCGGCACGGGCAGGTTGCCCCTGCATACCCATCATATATTGTCTTTCTCCGCCCCGCACCCCTAAAACGGAAAATATTTTTTTATTTTTTGAATTATTTCTGCCAACTCAAAAGAGGGCGCCATATAGGTGCCCTCTTTTTTTATGCCTCCACGTCCTCCGGGAAGAACGTCTCCCGCACCCCGCCGCACTCCGCCACGATGTAGCGCCCCTTTGGATGCACATACACTACCGTCGCCTTGCGCACGGGGTACTGTTTTTCGGCCTTTCCGGAGCCGGGGAACGGGTCCGGCATCGTCATAAACTGCGCCCGGATCACATCACCGACCTGCATGGCAGCACCTCCCGTTCGCGGTGTTCCACTTTCGGGTGGCTCCGGATTGGCTGTCGCCGGAGACGGTGTAGCCGCATCCGGCGCAGCGGACGTAGTAGCGCAAGGGGACGTTGACGGATTCCTTGCGTTCGCCGCTGTCCATGCCGCAGCGGGGGCAGGGGGACAGGGCGGTGATTGGTTTGCGGTTACGTGCGTTCATATATGACCTCCAGCTTTTCCATCGCCTTCCGGATCACACTGCCGCCGTAGGCATCCTTGGTCAGCTCCAAAAACTCCCGCAGGGTCATGGTGTCGCCGTCCACGTCGATGCCGTGGTCACGGGCAAACTGACGGCGGCCCATGTCGCAGCTTCCGGTAAGGCGGTGGTGCCAGTCGTAAAAATACTGCGCAGGGTAAGTCTTACCGTCCTCCGTCTCTTTCAAAAATGTCTCGATGCGCTCCTCCTCCGGCATATCGGCAAACAGCTTGTCCCGCAGAGCCTCCATCGCCTTTGCCAGTGTTTCTCCGTGGGCAAAGATGTTATCCTGTTTGGCAACGTAGCAGTTCGTGGTAGTCAGGTCGCGGTTCAGGATCACGCCGTGCGCCACGTTCCCCCGCACGTGGCGAAGGATCGTGGGCACACCGTCGATGGTATACACCGGTTCGCTGTTAAAGGATTTTATGCCGTCGCCGTAGCCGGAGCCGTAGCCGTAGCCGGAGCCGTAGCCGTCGCCGGAGCCGTAGCCGTAGCCGGAGCCGTCGCCGGAGCCGTCGCCGTAGCCGGAGCCGTCGCCGTAGCCGGAGCCGTAGCCGTAGCCGGAGCCGTAGCCGTCGCCGTAGCCGGAGCCGTAGCCGTAGCCGGAGCCGTAGCCGTCGCCGGAGCCGTAGCCGTAGCCGGAGCCGTCGCCGGAGCCGTCGCCGTAGCCGGAGCCGTCGCCGTAGCCGGAGCCGTAGCCGTAGCCGGAGCCGTAGCCGTCGCCGTAGCCGGAGCCGTAGCCGTAGCCGGAGCCGTAGCCGTCGCCGGAGCCGTAACTTACAGACAAAAATGCTTTGACTTTTTCATCCAGCGCGCTCATCGCTTCCACTCCTTCACACCGCTGATGGATGCCGTGGCCTTTTCGGTGCAGGGGATCACCTGGATCACGCCGGTCACTTCCATCAACGGCACCGTCACAGTAAACTTGCAGTCACCGGGGGTCTTGGTGCCGTCCATAGCCAGTTGCTCGATGGCGCAGGCACCGTTCCAGTACCACAGCTTGCGCACATTGGTCATGGTCGCTTCCGTGCCGCGTCGTTCCTTGATGCCACCGAAAAACACGCCTGCGCGGTCGCAGCGGACAATGTACATCTGCTCGTTCTTCTCGTTCATGGTATCTTTCCTCCGTATTTTTTATTTCACCGGCATGCCGGCGTTTTACTGGTTTTGATTTCTCTCGCCGTAGGAACAGAAGTCCTCCGGCTTTCGCTTCTGCCATGCCTCTGGATGTACGGTTCCGTCCGAGTAAATTTTCTGGCAAACGCCCATGTCGTAGTGCTTGCAATCCTTGCAGCGTACCACAACCTCTGCATCTACGGTGGGCATTTCCCGTATCACTCGGTCAGCTTCTGTGAAACCTTCGGCCAAATTATCCAAATGCGTTTCCCCTGCCAAAATTAACTTCCGTGTCTCCTTAAATTCTGCGTCAAACAAACCTCTTACATTATCCGCATCAATCAGCCGCATCGTTGTCGCCTCCGTCCATCTTCGCCCCGCAATCCTCGCAGTATTTTTTGGTAGGTTTGTCCCAACTGCCTTCTGTGGTAATGACAAAGCCGCACGCAGAGCAGCACCACTCGTCCCCGCCAAGATGCGCCCACCTTCCACGCACCACCGGCGCAACATCAGCGGGCTGGGATCTCGTCCAAAAGTTGTTCTGCGGCGTATGCGTATTCGATATGCAACAGACGCTTCGCCTTTTCTCGGTCAATATACTCAATCGCCATCTTATCCTCCCTCATGGCAATAGCCGTTTTCATCTGTGTTTTTCCCCCAATAGGTGCAATAAAAAACATCATCGATCACCGCCGATTGGTAACAGTCTTTGCACCGCACTACCTCCACCACATCAGCGGCGGGAAGTTTCAACATATCCATCTGGATAATCGATAGCATCCTATTTTGAGCCACGCTGTTCCCCGGTCTACGCATCCGCAAAACAGCTTTTACTGCCGCTGCTCGCTCAATGTATTCAGCCATTGTCAGCCCTCCTATTCCACTCTTCGATTGCTCCACTTTCTTGCCAAAAACCTGATATTTCAGCGCCACAATTATTGCAAGTAACAAACCAACATGGTGTTTCTTGATGACCTAAATCATAGATTTCTATTCGGTCACCGCCACAGAACGGGCACGGTTTCAGGTCAGCCATCACTCCACCTCCTGCATCCAGAACTCGCGGCGGCAATCACTGCACTTTTTCAACGAATGGCATTCTGCTAAACATGAAATGTTAAAGTCAAACCTTTTTGGGCAAAAAGTCAACACCCCATCATCCGCAGGGCGCGCATTCGGCCACTGCTCCAGAAACACACTCTGCCGCGTTTTGCGTGGATGTGCGGCAGCCCACGCTTCGACTTCTTTCACAACGTCCTCGGCGCGAGTACTCAGGTTGAATAAACTATACTTCGGGTTCGCCCCTGTCACAGTAAACATTCTTCTGCGCTCTTCGACAAACTTCACAGCGTCCATTTACTTTTCCTCCTTCTCCGCCACGGCCTTGGCAAACTGCGCCAGTCCATCACTCATGTCCGCGATCTGCGCATCCCGCCGCAGAACGGTATCCCGCAGTCCGGCGTTTGCTTTCAACAGCGCCTCGATGTGCCGCTGCTGGTTCTCAATTAGGTCAGCGGCTTCCCCACAAACCACACCACCGCATTTATAACGCGCCGGTTTTTCAAACGAAGGACACTTATCCTTTGGGCACTTCCCGGTTTCTATTGCCTCACAGTGACACCGCAGCGCGGTCACGATCTCATCTCTTGTCATGTCACGCCTCCTTAGCCAAGCTCGCACGTCATCATTCCACCTTCGCAAATGTCCACGATGTGTTCGCACAATTCTTTGGGGATAACAGATCGTTCCATACTCCCCTTTAACCCCTGCGTCCCTGTCTTTGCCCCTCTCGGCGCAGCAACATGACAAAGATCCCCGTTGTGACATGGCGGCTTAAATCCAGGATCCGGGTGATTTGTCCAGATGTCCGTCGGCTTCATGCGCGTATCTCCGTACTGGCAATACGTGACCGTATACCGCGGCAAGCCCTGCATCCACGTCATCTTCCGCATGCCGCCCCTCGGGTTCTCGATAAACCAATATACGGGGGACAACGCCAAGATCAACCGAAGAACGTGCTGGTCTACCTTGTCACAAAACTTCGCATACTCGCTTACAGGGTCAAGGCTCCCTGTTTCTTCGTTTTTGCGCCGGTGGTGGCTTATCGCCGCAATGGAAAACGTTGTGCAATCCGGGCTGGCCCATATCACGTCCGGCCTGCCAAACTCCCGGATAATGTCAGCGGCTGTAACAGTCATAATATCTGCGTACAAGTCGATATTTTCAAACCGCTTGTCCCATTCGATGGAAAACACTTCGTGCCCCCGCGCTTCAAACGCTTTTCCAATGCTCCGTGTCCCGGCAAATAACTCCAAAACTTTCATATCAATCTCCAAACACAACGCCGCACTCGTCCTTCAGCACGTCCTTGATGTGCTTCCGCTTGATGCGGCCTTCGTTTATTTCCTCCGCCAGCTTCTCCAGGCACTCGTACAGATACGCGATGCTGTGGGCGTCCCGGCTGTCCGGCGTCTCCTCCTGGACGTGCCGGCCGCACTTGTCGATCAGCGCCATCGCCACCATGTCCATGCACTCTTGCGTACCTCTGCGCTTTCCGTCCATAAAGATCCGGTCGTCCCGGCTCAAATGCTGCTTGCCCATGTGTCACCACAACCTTTCCTGCGCCGTATGTTCCGCAAACCGCTGCTCTTGCAGTTGGAAATATGTCGGTTCGATCTCGCAGCCCACGAAGTCAAAACCGAGATTGTACGCCGCAATACGGCTTGATCCGCTGCCGAGGTGCGTGTCCAAAATGCGCCATCCTTCTTTGGCGTACTTCATCAGCAGCCACTCGTACAATGCCACGGGCTTTTGCGTTGGATGTATTCTTTTCCCCTTTTCTTGCAACGGCGAGTAATAAAAAGTTCTCGCAGATGTATCGAAAGAAGTCCATGCAAATTCGCAAGATGCAAAAGAAATATCTTCCGGCTGCTTTTTGTCCCAAATAACAAATCCCCTACAAGGCGGAAGATCGTAATAATTCCCCCCCCATATTATTTGGTTTTTGCTGCATCTTTTTAATTCGCTAAAATACACATCACCCGGAGTCGCATCGTCCCATCTTGTTTCAGTGGCATTGTATTTTTTCAATCGACCACTATCATGAATGCTAATTCCATACGGCGGGTCTACGATGGCAAGGTCAAACGCCTTGTCCGGCAGCGTCCGCATATACTCCATGCAGTCGGTGTTTATCGCAATCTGCTTGCCCATCACTCGCCCTCCTCCAGACGCACCACCTCGTAGCAGCCGTAGCTGCCGCCGTGCCGGAACGCCTTACAAATCGCCACACGAACATTCTGATACTTCCGCCCAGACAACTGCGCCAGCTCCGCCGTGGTCGTACCCCACCAGCGGGGCAGGCGGTACTTGTCACGGGTCACGATCATGTATACCGTGGTCATGCTCACACCTCCCGGATGGCGTAGCCGTACCGATTGCGGAACAGCTTTGCTTTCATGCCATACTCCCGCGTCCGCACACCCTTCACGTCCTCCACCACCGGAAGCCAATACCGCTGACCGTAGCTGTCAGGGGACGTCCGGCGCTCATACACGAAGTCCGCGATGTAGTCGATACTTTTCACGCGGTCGCCCTCAAACGTCGTGTACGCCTCTTGCAAGCAGTATCGCACCTGCAATTTCAGCCCGCGTATCTCCCCAGCCTTTTGCAGCATCATCAGCGCATCGTAGCGCTCCGCCTCCTTCTTGCTGTCAAAGGTCAGCTTGCCGCGCCGCGTCTTCTGCGCCTTGTACTTTCCGGGCTTGCGCATCTTCTCCATGACCTGCTTCTGCGCCGCAGGCCCCAGCCGCATCAGATCATCACTGTTCATCCAACAACCCTCTTTTCTCCAGTCCGCGCTTGCTCATGGTGTAACGCTTGATCGTCGTCAGTTTCTGGTCTTTCCCGCAGCGCTGGCACACGCCCCGCGCCCAGCCGTGGAACGCTGGCTCGATGATGTATTCCGCCGCCATCTCCTGCAAGCAGGCCACGCACAGCCTGCCGGACGCGATCTTCCATGCGCCGTCGTTCATCGCAACCTCCAGTTCTTTCCGCTGCCCGTCACGCTCATGGTAAAGCCCTTCGCGCGCTCCGCAATGCGGGATCCTATCGCCTCGTCCCAGTCCAATATCTGTCCTATCGTCCGCTCAGAACTGATGATCGTAGCACACTCAGGCTTTATGTACCGTGCGTTGAGTATTTCAAACGCAATGTTCCGGTCAGCATCCGTCACGCTGCCCTTGAGGAAGTCGTCGATGTAAAGCACGCGGATAGTTTTCAGCTTTCCCACGGCATCGGCGTACAGCTCCGCATCGTTTACCTTCGCCTTGAGGGCTGGAATGTCCGACCGCCACTGCATATACCGTACCGGCAAGCCTGCCTCCATCAGCTTCCCGCAGATCGCCGTGCACAGGTGCGTTTTCCCGCTGCCGGGGGTCCCACCGGCATAAAACCACTTCCCGCGCCAATCCGTGATATACGCCTCGGCCATCTGCTTTGCCTGCTTCTGCCACGGCTCCGCCGTCTGGTACGTATCCAGCGTACAGCTTTCCAGCAGACCGGATAGCCCGCTACGCGCAATGCGCCGCTGGTTGTCCTTGCGTATCTGGCAAGGGCAGATACGGGTCACAAGCTCCCCGGTGGCGCTGCGTGTGGCCGTATAGCCCCTGTCCTCGCAGACCGGGCACTCAAAGTACGACTTCTCCGGGGATATTCCATTTTTTCGCAGGTGCTCCAGCATCGCCGTTATGTCCATCGCCGTGTTCCTCCTTCCACCTCGTCTCCCAATTCCGCACGGCGGCTTTCCAGTCTTTCATGCGGTTCTTGCCTACCATCCACCCCTTTTGCTCGTAGAAGGCGACAAAGCGATCTGCGTTGACGTGATAGCCCTGCGCCTGAACATAGGCGGATACATCATCAGCGGATGGTGGTGTGAAGCGCTTCGCGCGCGTATCACTCACACCGTTAGGTGGGAGTGAATTATCTTTGGTTTTGTCTTTGGTTTTGTCTTTGGTTTGGTGCGTTTCGTATACGGTCGTATTCGAACGTATACCATCGTATACGGTCGTACCATCATGATGTGCATATCGTTTTTTTATGTTGCGCTGGTTCTTTGCGCATCTCTCGTCATACGCCGCTTTTGCCCTATTTATATCATCCGCAATAAAATCGAATGCGATCGACTCCCGTCCCGTAAGTTCCTCCGTCTCTCCGGTCTCGCCATATTCCAGCAAAGCCCGTACAAGCCGACCTACCTCTTGATCTGAGAGTTTCTCTAATTTCTTGCGATAACTGTAATAAAAGGGAATGTACTCAAGAGCCACTATGAACCGCCTCCCACTCCTTCGGCGATACGCCTATTTCCCATTCTTTTCCTCCTTTCGTTCGTACTCGTCCGTCAGGTGCCGTGCGATGGTGCAATGCTCCCACGCCCCGGCACAGAATTGATTCATGAAGCGGGATGCCGCGCCGCCCGTCTCAAAGCTGACGCGGCTTCCGCCCTCGCAGCAGACCCGCCGTTTCTCGCTGCTGGTGAAGTAGGGGCAGGTGTACCGCTTGTGCCAGTAATCCATGCCGCTTACCCCTCCCATCAGAACGGTATGTCGTCGTCCGCGTCAAAGTCCTCGTCCACATCCACGAACTGTCCGCCACCGTATCTATTGGTGCCGCTGTCCGCGTCCTTTTTGGCGTCGCCAAAGTAGATGTTGTCCGCCAGCACCTCGGCGTTCCGGCGCTTGTTGCCGTCCTTGTCCGTCCAGTCCCGCAGCTGCAAGCGCCCCTCCACAACGGCCATGCGTCCCTTGGAGAAATACTTGGCCACAAACTCGGCGGTGGTGCGCCATGCAACCACGTCAATAAAATCCGTGTCCTTAGTGCCGTCCGCGTTCTTAAAGTCCCGGTCTACCGCCAGTGTAAAGCTGGTGACGGCTGTACCGTTCTGTGTCCTGCGCAGCTCCGGATCGCGTGTCAACCGGCCCATGATGAAAATCTTGTTCAGCATCTCTTATCTCCTCTCATAAATAGCTTTTCCCAAATTCGCGGCGAAAGTCCGCCTCCGTCCATCTCTGCTCCTCCATCGCCTTGAGCTGCCCGTACCGTCTCAAACGGCGCATCTGGTCGCCGTTCTTGTGTACCGCGCCGCGGCCGTTCCGGTGGCAGCGATTGCCGCACAGGTACACCACAAGGCCGTACTTCTCGCTCTTCTTCCGGTTCGCACCACCCAGAATGTGGTGCCTCTCCAGCGGGTCACTTGGGTCGTTCCGACCGCACAAAAAGCATCGCTTGTCGTTCATACGCTCACCTCTCCCCATCGGCTCACAAGGGCGTCCAGCTCTCGCGGCGTCATGGTTTCAATGCCCACATCCCGGCAGTCCTGCACGATGGCGTCTATCAGCCGCGCCATCTGCTCCGTGTCGTATACGGAGCTGCCGTACCATACAGTCACGTTTACGCAGCCCTTGAGCTTGCTGGGGCCGGTATCGGTCATCCAGCCGATACCGTTCCGCTCCCAGCTCCGGCAGAACGCTTCCACCGCCTTTTCCCGCAGGCACAGCACCTCGCTTACACCGCCGATGCTCTGTATCTCCTGCCGGTATACATTCTCTCTCGCAACGCCGTAGTGCGCCGCCAGCTTGTCCAGCAGTACCCATGCGTAGGCATTTGCATCGAGGCTCCGCCCCTTGCCTTTGATGGTGGCGGTGTACTCCTTCCCCGGCTTTATGGTGTCGCACAACTCCATTGCCGCCTCTGGAGACTTCACACGTAGACACAGCCACGCCCCATCGCTGTCCTGCGACCACCGCGCCGCATCAACCGTTATCTGCTGCATGGTTATTCCCCGTCGCGTTGGCTGCCTTCATGCAGACCCAGCACAGCCGCTTGCCGTACTTCTTCACGGAGTTCTCCGCGATCTCGCTGGTGGGATACACGCGGTCCCCGCGCTTCACCGACTTAATGGGAAGTCCGCAATGCTCGCACAGCATCGGCGCATCTGCCTTGTTATCCGGCTTCTTTTTGCACTTATCCGGCTTGTCATACTTGCTCTTGTCGGCGGCCCAATACACGTCCGCCCCAAATCCAAGCGCCTTACACGCCACGGAGATAGCATCAGTCAGCGCCATCTTAAAACACTCGTCGGAGGTATATGGGCCGTTCTTCTCCTTTGCCACGAACGCACTGCCGCCAGTGCCGGGGATAGCGTCAGACCAGGCGCCGCCTGCCTTTACAAACAGATCAATGTCCAGAAATGCGGCTACTTCGCCATTTGCGCCCTGCTCCAACCTCTTGTCAGTGATAACGTATTTCCAGCCATAGCCGCAGGGCCCAAACTGCTCTGTCAGCGCCTTGATGCGCCACATGGGGTTAATGTCTGTCTTGCCCTTCAAGCGCCCCGCCTCGATGCGTCTTTTGGCGCTGTCCGGCACACTACGAACTGCATTGTAGATCGTCATGTTATCCATCACTTCACCCCCATGTTCAGCTTCTCGCACAGCTCCGCGCCGGTCACAGACACGCCGGACTTGAGAAGCGGCGCGATGTCCGTCTTACTCACCGTGGGCTGGGCAAAGGTGATCTTGCCGTCGTAGCCGTTGTCCATGCACCACTGCACCACAGCGTCCATGTCGGTGATCTCCACCGCCGTGCTTTTGCGATACGTCACGGCACACCGCGCCGTCTGGAACGCCGCGCCGCCCAGCGCCCGTTCTGCATAGGCAAGCAGCTTTTCCCGCTTGCTCTCCATAGCCTTGCGCCGCTCGGCAAGCGCCTTCTCCTCCTCGCGGATAGCCTTTGCCTCCGCCGCCAGATTCTTTGTCCAGCAGAGTACGCCCTCGATCTTGGCGTCCCGCGCCATTTGCAGCGCCTCAAACGCATCAAAATCAAGCACCTCGCCGGTTTCCTGGTCGATCAGGTTCTCCAGCTCCTTATCGATGTGGTACAAGCTCATATTCATTCCTTTCCCTCCCATGCGTCCACCGCGTCGATGCAAAACTCGCATCCCACGATGACGCCGTCCTTGTTTTTGTAGTAGGTGTCCGTCTCCTCCCCGCACACGGGGCAGACGGGAAGATCGTAGTCCTTCGGCTCCAATGGGCGCTCCGGCTCGCTATACTGCATCGCGCTTCTCATACCGGTCGCCCCGCCGCTTTCAGCACGTCCCGCATCGTCTTTCCTCCCTATTAATTTTACTTCCCCGGCCTGTCCAGTTTGTCCAGCAGCCGCATAAACAGATAACTCACCGTAGCCGCGCCGATATACGTCAGCGCCCATGCAAACACGCTCATTTCGCACCTCCGCTATCCTTTCCGTTCGGCACAAGGCCGACAAACTCAAGCCCTCTGCCGCGCGCGTAAATCTCGCCCATGATCGTCCCCAACTTTACAGGGTCGGGGGGCGTGACCCAAATGATTTTGTATTCCGGCTTTTTACTCATTGCCTTTTCCTTTCCCCTGTGCTAAAATAGCCACAGGACACATATCTAAGCCTAAGATTTGTTCCGCCGTCCCGCTCGATGCTGCAACATTGGGCGGGGCATTTTTTTACTGCCCATCGCTGGATTCCAGCAGCTCGTCCACGGGCACGCCGAAGTGATTCGCCAGTTTCTTGATTTGACGCGGGTGCGGGCGGCGCGCGCCGTCCTTCCAGTTTTTGATTGATGTCTGAGATACATCAATTTCTTTGGCAAGACGGTAATTCGTCTCGCCACGCTCGGCTTGCAGTCGAGCCAGATTTTCCGGTAAGCTCACCTTTTCACCTCCAAATTTAGAGTATTCTATTGACAAATTGGAGCAATGGTGATACTCTAAGTTTGCGACAACTATATGTTTCTCACCAGCCCGATTTGCCGGGGTGGTCATGTCTTTTATTGCCTATCCACGAAAAAGATTATACTTTAAGTTGAAGCATAAGTCAATATAGGTTGAAGTATTATTGTGACGAAGTTAAAGGGATATTTTTATGAGCTTTGCACAAAACTTGAAGTATATAAAAGAAAAAGAGAATCTAACCAACTACCGACTTGCAAAACTTTTTGGTTGCAGTCAATCGTCTCTTATTAACTGGCTTGATAACGGTGTTGTTCCGCACCCAAAGACCCGCCAGAAGATCGCCGACCATTTCGGCATCACCCTTGCCGAGCTGGACGGTGACGAGCTTCCCGTTCTGCCGGAAAAAGGCGCAAAAAAAAGCGCCCTCGATCCGAAGACCGAGGGCGAGGGCTTAAGCGCAGCGCGGCAAAAACTATATGACGCTATTGCGAATTTGACCGATGAACAATGCAACAAACTTTTAGGTGTCGTGGAATGGGCAAAGGAAAATAAGTGACGTATGTAAAAGACTGCTTATAAAATTTTGAAAAAGCTATATAATTCTGAATCAATCAGTATGGGCGAAATAAACCAGCTGACTAAGAAAGACGATTCCAAACCGATTGAACCTAACCAGCCCAACAAGTATGTTACTTATCTTAAAATGGATAAGATGGTAACGATATTTGATGAGGGCGGAACCGCAGACGGCGCGGGAGGAAGCGTTGATGCAACAGAATTTGTTCGCATCACTTTAGCCGGTCGGGATTATATCGAGAAACAGCGGAAAGAGCTTTTTATGTTCTGGATTCCTTACGCTATTACGACTGCCATTGCTGTAGCAGCGCTTCTCGGATAGCTTCAGCTTTTTCGGGGGTAATGTCTGTCGGCTCGTAGTCTTTGCAGGGATTGTCTTTCCCGCAGCCAAGAACGTACCAACCACCCCAAGTAGTATAGCGGACCACAACATGCTTGCACCCAGAGCACGCGATGCTTTTGCACTTCGGAAGCGCCGCTTTGTCAATGATGGCAGATCGGCGGTTGTATTCTCGCTCCGCTTCCTGCGCCTCTGCAAGCTGCAATTTAAGTTTGCGGTTTTCTTCCCGCAGATCATTTAATTCTCTTCTTGCAATAAACATTCCAACCTCCATAAAACATATTCCACCTGACTGTCAGTAAGTGATAGCACCTCAGATTTTAGGCGCTCTCTAATAAGAATAGCATGGTTTTCTTCTTCGCACAACATTTTGTGTCCCTCCAAATAATTGATAGTAACGGGGCTATGTGTCGATTATTGCACAAAAGTGCGGGAGAAAATACAAAAATAAAAGGTGGTATGCCAAATGTCGAAAAGCAAAATCCCCGGCCTGTCCTTTAGCTGGAAACGTGCGCTCGGAATCACAAAGATGAAAAGAAAAATTTCAAAAGCAACTGGGATTCCCACGACCAAAGCGGGGCGGCAAAGAAAACTTGGCAAACTCCTTGGTATGAAGTAAGAGAAAAGCCCCCGCCGTCTCCGCAACAACGGCGGGGGCTATGTGCAGACAGCACGGAGCGGTTGCCGCTGCATGATTTGACCATACTCCGCTTTGCTTAACTATTTCAACGCCAAAACCTTGCAATAAGACAGCGCTCGACGAGGTTCGGCAAGCCCTCATCTTGTGACTTCGCGGCGTGAAAATCGAAGAAATTAAGGTGGTATAAATGAACATCCAAGAGGTGTGCAAAATCCGCAAAGAAGAATTGAAACTGACCTATCAGGAAATTTCAGACACTTCCGGCGTGCCGCTGTCCACCGTGCAGAACTTCTTTTCAAAGTTTTCCAAAGCCCCGTCCATCTACACCGTCGCGCCTATCTGCAAGGCGCTTGGGATCTCACTTGACGAGGTGTTCGGAATTTCCGAACGGCTGACAAGGAACGAGGAGACCTTGCAGGCGCGAAACGACGAGCTGGAGCGCCATGTTGACGCAAAGGAAGACATGATCGAGATTATGCGGCGTGGTGTCCATATCCGCAACGCCGTGATTTTTATTTTATTTGTGGTGGTGGTGTTACTGACCGCGTGGTGCGTGTATGTCGATTTGCATTGCGCAGATTACGGATTTTGGAGGGGGCGGTGATGAGAGCAGCACTGTATATCCGCGTGTCGAGCGACGAACAGGCGCGGCATGGCCTGTCATTGCAAGAGCAAAGAGATGCGCTGACAAGATATGCCCAAGAACACAAAATGACCGTGGCGGGTATCTATGAGGACGCGGGAATATCCGCGCGAAAGCCGTATAAAAAACGTCCGGCGCTCCTGCGGCTGCTGGGCGATTGCAAAGTGGGGAAGGTAGACACGATCTTATTTATTAAGCTCGACCGATGGTTTCGAAATGTCGCGGGGTATTACGATGTGCAAACGCAACTCGACCAGTACGGCGTGACCTGGCAAGCGACGGAAGAGGACTACGAGACGCGAACCGCGTCCGGGCGATTAAAGGTTAATATCATGCTCTCCGTTGCGCAGGACGAAGCAGACCGCACAAGCGAACGAATCAAATTTATAAACGACGGCAAACGGGCAAAAGGGCAACCGGCAGGCTCAAAAGCGCCTTTAGGGTATGCCATCAAGGACAGGCAATACCAGATTGATAACGGCACGGTAGATGCGGCGCGAGATATGTTTGCCGCGTTTATCCGGCTAAAAAGTGTCCTTGCCGTAAAGCGATATATGCTTGATACATGGGGCATTGACCGAGCGTATAGCAAGTATGTAAACTATTTCCGTAACCGTCTTTACATCGGGGAGGTGTACGGAATCGAAAACGCCTGTCCCGCGCTGGTAAGCAAGCAGGACTTTGACCTTGTAACTGATATTATTCAGCATCGGTCACAACGCTGTGCGGGAGTTGACACAGATCGCGTGTATCTGTTTCCCGGGATATTGCATTGTAAAGAGTGCGGGAAAACGATGCAATCGGAAACCGTAAAAAAGACATATACATACTACCGATGCCGGACGCGGATGCTTGACAACTCCGCTTGCCCGCATACAAAAAGGATCCGTGAGGATGCGCTGGAAGACTACCTACTGCACGAGCTGGAGGGAATCGCAGAACGAAACAATCGGTACTATAAAAAGGCAGATAAAAAGCCCACGCAAAGCGCGGACTCAATACGAAAGAAAATGGGCAAGCTAAAAACGCTATACCTAAACGATCTGATTGAGTTGGACGAATACAAGCGGGAGTATGCGAGCTTGAAAAAAGCACTTGAAGCTACGGAAGAAAGGCCAGAAATCAATTTGGACGCGCTAAAAAAGGAGCTGCAAGAATACGAAACCTATTCCCGCGATGAAAAAAAGGAATTTTGGACGCGCTTCATCAGGCGGATTGATGCAGACAACGATGGCGCGTTTTTCGTAACGCCCCGTTAGGCATATTTTACCTTCACGGACGCAAAGGGTAAGTATGCCTAAAAAATCCCCCGCCGTAAATGACGGGGGATTTCCCTATTCCAGCTTGCGCATGACGCTGTTATACACTCGCTCGTTGACGACCTTCAAGCTGTCCATGAGTTCGTCCATCACTTCCCACGCACGGGCCGGGTCAACGCGGGCCACCGCGCGGAGGAAATCGCTATCAGGCGCAGGGGCCGCAGAGTACGACTCAACCATGCGAGTTTCCCTCACCGGCTCCCGGTTCTGGTTTTGGATGGTATACAGCGCCGCAAGCCTCTCGTAGTTCGCCCAGCTGGATTCTTCCGTTTCCAGGCGAGAGATCCAAAGCTGCAGCTCCTTTTCGTCGATCATCGGGGCCTACCCCCTTTATTCCTCCATCATGTCCATTGCGCGACGCAGGGCATCCTTGATGCGGTCATCGTCAGTCTCGCGCATCATATCGTTGATCTGGCTGCGCAGGTGCTCAGTTGCGTCCGTGCGGCTGTAATGCCCGCGGACATAGTGCCGCCTCGCGTAAGAGACGCCCCTACCGTACGAATTGCGCATATCGTCGTCGTGATAGCGGCTGGAATAGCCTCCCTCCATCGCCTCGATCTTGTCGAGATTCTTGATGGTGCTCGCGAGCTTATGCACGATATCGAGGTCGCCCGCGCCCAGCTCGCCCTTGCGGCTGATCTCGTCCAGCTCCTTGCAGAGCATATCGCGCAGATCATACATAGATTTCATACCCATGATTCATTCTCCTTTCTCAACTCACACGGTCAATGGTCAGGTTGCTGTTGGCAAAGCTGACCGCCTCCGCGCTGGTGTTTTGAGCCGCTACCGTCACGCAGCAGCCGCGCGGCACTTCCACAATGGCGCTGACGTAGACGTTAAAATAGTTTTCCACCGCAGCGGGCGTGACAGTCGCCGTAGCGCCGTTGAGCGCTTCGCCGTTGACTGCGAGCGCCGTGGTGATCGCACCTACCGTTCCGCCGGTGGGCACGGCGATATTCGCGCCAAAGCTGACCTTAAATCGCGCCTTGCACTGCTGCGTCAGGCCACGCAGGGTGACAAGGCCGCTGCCCTCGCGGTGGACGATGCAGGGCTTGCCGCAAGCCGCCGTCGCAGTCATCGGGACATTCTGCCCGACGGGGACAGTCACGATACCGGGGTTCACATATTCAGCCATATATTTCAGTCCTTTCTAAAGGGGTCGAAATCGACCAGTTTAAAATACAGCGGCGGAGCGATTGCCCCGCCGCGTTTGTCGTAGTATCGGCACGGGGCCGACCATTTTGCCATTGTCGGCAAAAAGCTATGCTATGCAGTTGTCAGCAGCCGCAACCGGCAAACTGGTTGCAGCAATAGGGATTCTGCACCGTGTAGGCCGGAATAGGAGAGGGCCGGAGCTGGGACACCAGATAGCTGTTCTGCGCCGCCTGAGACGCAGCCAGCTTCAAGCCCTGGTTCTCGCTCTGGAGGTCCGCCAGCTTGCTCTGAGTCAGGAAGTCCAGAATGGCGCGGCTGTTGGCGTTCTGATTCTCCACGATGTCGCGGGTCGCGTTCTGCACCGTGTTGCGCGTGTCGCACGCCTGCGCGGCCATGTCGTAGCGCACGCCCTCGATGCTGCGCTGGGTGTTGCAGCAGCACTCGGCGGCCTGCATCTGCATGGCGTTGAGCTGCTGCATCAGTGCGGCCTGCTGGTTGGCGCGGGACAGCTCAGCGGTCTGGAAACCGTTGTTCATGTTTTGGTTGACACCGGCAAAGCCGTTCAGCAGCGTGGTGTTCACGGCATAGAAGCCATCGCACAGCCCACCGTTGATGAGATCCATTTTGCGCTCAATGTTGGCAAAATCGGAAGACAGCACATAGCCGTCCACTACACCGCCAGAATTGCCGTTGTTGCCCCAGCCATTGCCGCCCCAGCCGCAGAACGCGAACAGGAACAGGATGATGAGGAACCATGCGCCGTCGCCGCCGAAACCAAATCCGTTACCGCCGCCATTGGCAGGGGTCACAGGCATGGTCATGGTAGGCCTACCATCGGAAAGAGACATAGTATCACTCCTTTGAAAGATTTTTATTCATCAAATCGTGGCCACGATATTGATTAAACTAACAATTTAGCAAACACTTTGCTTAAACTTGCTTACTGCATCAGGCTTTGGAACTGCTTCGCCATCTGCTGCAACTGGTTCAGCTGAGCTTGTGAGAGTTTCCCGCTCTGAAAGAGCTTTTCGACCTCTGCTTTGGGGTCTCCATGAAAATTTGCCTTGAACTGCTGGAACTGCAGCACCATCTGCATAAAGCCGTTGCCGCCGCCCATTGCACCGAAAAACGGATTATTCATCGCTCTTTTCCTCCTTGCGCTTCTTGCCCTTCATTTCGCTCACAAGCGCCGCCAGCGCGTCAAACTCTTTACGGGTCACATATTCCGCAGCGGGCGCTTTCTGCGTGTCAGGAGCGCTTGCAAGCCGCTCCACAAGGTCGTACACCTTGAGCGCCGGCTTGCCGCTTGCATCGGCCTGTTTCAGATACACCGTGGGCGCCGTCGAATCCCACAGCGCCACCGCCGCATTGGGAGCGACCATCCAGCTTCTTGCCTCCTGTTCGCCGGATACCCACTGCACGCCGCTCTGCGGCAGAGGATTTTGCGGCATCGGCGGAATGGCCTGCATCTGCTGCTGCCTCAGCTGGGCAAGGTTGTCCTGCATCGGCGGCATATAGGGGTTTCCGTAGTAAGGATAGTTCATGCTTCATCCGTCCTTTCCCAGTAATACAATACGTTCTCATTGCTGCTGTCCCAGCTGTCCCAGATCGTGCCATTTTGCACGCAGACCACATGACCGGACAGGGCCAGAATATAGGTGCCTACCGGGTGATCCTCCGCAAACTGTCCCACCGTGTAGCAATCAGGGCAAGTGTCCGGCACGATGTACCGCCGGTATCCGATACTGCGGAGATACCGGCCCCAGCAAGCATTTGCAGACGGCATATCGCCATCCAAATACCCTTCTATTGCAAGTGCAAGATACGTTGCGCCCCAGTCCTTACCGGTGGCTTTCGATATGGCTCTGACGGTACAATCGCCTACATTTTTACCTCGTGGATTTCCATTGTAATAGCTATACATATTCGCGCCTATCGTCGTGGAAAAGCTCTACAATTCGCGCAAGGGAAAGTAATCCAGCGGCGTCATCTTCGTATTGATTGCATATATCACGTGCCATATCCGCCGTATACCCACACATCAACAGCCGTTCCATTACGCTCATTTCGCCGCACCCCCTTGTATATCTATAAAATACAGCAAAAAAGACCCAACAAAGAGCCTGAAAAAGGTCTTTGTTGGGTCTTTACTTTATGGGTTTTTGATATGGTCGGCAATCTTTTGGTAACCGTTGCGGCGGCGCTTCTTGACATACTCGACCGACGCAAACAGCCTGTTTGCCACCTGCTGTCTGGATTGTTGCTTGACGTCGCACGCGATGATGCAAAACGCCTCGTCTCCCGGAAGATCAAGCGCGGCGATGTAATCAATGGCACGCTGAGGGGCCATACTGCGCAGCTTTGCGCGGATGTCTCGGTAAGTTGTATTCATGGCGATTATATTCGCCGTGGACTTGCGGAGCTTTGGCGGAAACAGGGGGTCGGCGCATCGTTGCCCCGGTTTCGTCCAGATTTTTAAACCCGTTACTTTGACGCTCTCTTCACATCATCTTGAACCTTCCCGGATAAAACCGTCAAACCCGGCGTCCTTCAAACGCTGGAGCATCTTCTCGGCGTTGGCGCGGACGGCGAAGGCCCCCACCTGGACCCGGTACAAGGTATCGCTCTGGGCAGGATCGGCGGGCTTGGGAGTCTCTTGCTTGGCCGGGACGTATTTTACGCCCAGGTACTTGCACAGGCCCTTGGCGATGGCCTCACCGATGGCCGTGGTGTGCTCCACGATCCACTTGGCGCCCTCGGCGGTGTCGTGGAACTCGCACTCGCAGTACACCGACGGCGCATTAGGTACACGCACCTCGTAGTAACTGGCCTTCTGGATGTTTTCGGAGGTGCCGGGGGACAGCGGGGCCAGCTCCGCGAACACCGCCTTGCAGGCGTCGTAGCCCTTGCCGGGGATAGCAAAGCAGAACATCCGGGTGCCCATGACCTTGCCGTTAAAGGCGTTGGTGTGGACGCAGTTGTGGATGTCCGCGTGCCAGGCGTCGGACTCGGCGCATCGCTGGGCCATGGTGGTGCCGAAGGCAGCCAGCTTCACCTCCACGCCGCTGCGGCGCAGAGCGGCAGCCTCCGCTTCGGCGATCTTCTGGCACTGGACGTGCTCATTGGTATTGCCCCAGGCATAGCGGTTTTCCGTCTGGTCGCTGGGGCTGATGTACACTCGCTTACTCATTGTTGTCGTCCTCCTCTCCCGGCAGCTTGTCCGCCGCCGTATCCTCGGTGTGTACTTTCAACTTTTTCAGCAGCGCCTGGAGGAAACCAGGCACCGGGGCCCCAATGGCCGACACATTCTCCAGGATGGACAGCAGCTCGTTGATCACCAGCCAGATAATGACAATGCTGGCAAACAGGAAATCCACCGGCCAGTCCCAGCCCAGGGCGTCGGCTCCGTAGCGCAGCAGCCAGTCTACCACAGCGGCCACGGTGACGATGACCAAGTAGCCTACCTTCTTCAGGATACCCTTCAGGCCCACCCGGGAGGACAGCTCCCCGGCGTTCCATGCCTTGGTCATGCCCGTGGCGTAGTCCAGCAGCATCACCACCACCAGCACCAGCACCGGCACCAGCAGCTGCACCCCGTAGGCACACAGCGCCCCCAGGGCGGCCGCCAGCACAGCCTTGATCGCGTTTTCTTTCATGTAAAAAACTCCTTTCGTTTTGTGATTTTTACTGTATTTTGTTCCTCATATTTGGATATTTTGCCAATTGTATTGTACGCACAAAAGGCGTACAATATAGTCAAGCTAAAGGTAACGGACAGGCCAAAGGCCAGAAAGGATAACAGTATGAAGTATCTGAACAGCCACAAGGATGAATTGTTTGACGGGAGGAAAGTAACCTATCGCGGAAAGGTGTATTGGGCGAATATGGTGACAATGGAAATCTACTGCCACAGCGTAGACGAGGAAATCCTTGGCAGCATCAGCGGTTACAAGGTCGCCGATATCATCCCCGGCACATGGGAAATCAAGCAAATCTGAAATCGCCCACCACCCCGGCGAGATCGAGCAGTAACCACAACGCCCGCCCCGGAGGTCACGAGGGCAGCCACATCAACAACAGATAGGCAAAGACCAGAAAGGACAACAAAAATGACACGGGAAAAGCTTAATGAGATTTTGGCGGCACACAAGAAGTGGCTTAATGCCGAACTTGGCGGTGTCCGTGCCGACTTGAGCGGTGCCGACCTGAGCGGTGCCGGCCTGAGATATGCAAACCTGAGATATGCCGACTTGAGTTATGCAAACCTGGGCGGTGCCGACCTGGTCGGTGCCGACCTGGTCGGTGCCGACCTGGGCGGTGCCGACTTGAGCGGTGCCGACCTGAGCGGTGCCGGCCTGAGATATGCAAACCT